TGATGCACCACCTGCACCCGACGGGTTCAAGCATAGGTGGATACGCGCCGAAGTCTTAGGAAAAGAGGATACTAAAAATTTATCAGCTAGACTAAGGGAAGGATTTGAGCTTGTAAGAGCTGATTCCGATGGCGATTATCCAACAATACAGGATGGCAAATATGCAGGTGTTATAGGAGTTGGAGGATTATTACTGGCCAAGATTCCGGAAGAAATCGTGGAAGAACGTATGGCTTATTTTGCGGATAGAACGCAGGATAGAGACGACGCAATAGAAAGCGATCTATTGAAGGAACAACATCCCAGTATGCCAATCAGCAAGCCTGAGCGGCAAAGTCGTGTAAGCTTCGGTGGTAATCGGAAAAACTAATTTTTTAGCTCTTCCTCCATCGAATTAAATATAACAATACTTAATCGGAGGATTTTTTCCAATGGCAAACCAAGATGCGGCCTTCGGGTTTAGACCCGTGGCACACTTAGCTGGTGGAACGATTCGTGCGAGAGAATATAAAATTGCAGCGAACTACAATACAGCTCTTTATACAGGTCAAGCTGTAGCGGCTGTTACTGCGGGCGGGATTGCATCCTGTGCAGCAGGTGGAGTGGTTCTAGGCGTATTTTATGGTGTCTCCTATACGGATCCAACAACTGGCAAACCAACTTGGTCAAAATACTATCCGGCAAGTACTAATGCAAGTGACTTAAAAGCTATGGTCTATGACGATCCGTACATTGTGTTCGAAATACAACACGATGGCACAGGAACGGCGGCGATGAACTTTGGTGGACATGATCTGGTAGGAACTAGTGGAAGCACTATTACTGGACGATCTTCACTGGAGCTCGATACGTCTGAAGTTGATACATCTGGTCAGTTTAAGCAGATCGGAATCTCAACGGATCCTGACAATAGCGATACAAGTGCTGACAATACGAATGCATACGTAGTATTCAATACAGGTGAGCATACTTGGAAGTTAACAACTGCATTAAGTTAGAGTGAGGCAAATAAATGGCAATTTCTAGAAACCAGTTGGTTAAAGAACTTGAACCAGGCCTCAACGCCTTGTTCGGGTTGGAATACGACCGCTATGAAAACCAGCACACACAAATTTTCGATACTGAAAATTCTGATCGTGCTTTCGAAGAAGAAGTAATGCTATCCGGTTTTGGAAGTGCTCAAGTGAAACCTGAAGGTAGTTCAGTCAATTACGACGATGCTACTGAAACTTTCACTGCGAGATACACTCACGAAACTCTGGCATTGGCTTTTTCAATTACTGAAGAAGCAGTAGAGGACAACCTTTACGATAAAATCAGTTCACGTTATACCAAAGCATTGGCACGTTCGATGTCAAACGCTAAGCAAGTAAAAGGCGCTAATGTTCTCAATAGAGGATTCAATAGTTCCTATACTGGTGGCGATGGCTTAGAGCTTTTCTCTACAGCCCACGTTACTCTTGGCGGAAATGTCAAAAACGAGCTAACAACTGCTGCGGATCTTAACGAAACATCTCTTGAGCAAGCTTTAATTGATATTGCTGGAATGAAAGACGAAAGAGGAATGAAAATTTCTCTTAACGGCACAAAAATGATTATTCCAGTTAATCTTCAATTTACTGCTGAGAGACTGATGAAAACGTCTCAAAGAGTCGGTACTGCTGATAATGATATTAATGCTGTAAAGAGCATGGGCATGATCCCACAAGGGTATGTAGTTAATAATTTCTTAACTGATACTGACGCGTGGTTCATTAAAACCGATGCTCCTAACGGATTAAAGCATTTCCAAAGAACGCCCGTTTCCACTAAAATGGAAGGGGACTTCGAAACTGGCAACGTTAAATACAAAGCAAGAGAAAGATACAGCTTCGGCTGGTCTGACTGGCGCGGAATATTTGGCTCACCAGGAGCTTAATTAATACTTATGGGGCGGCTTGTCCGCCCCATTTCCTAGAAATAAACAGTTGTGCAGACTGACTAGGCAGACGGTATAGAGACGGCACAACATAAGGTCTATACGACCAAGGAGAAAATTATGGCTAATACAAGTTTTAGCGGTCCTGTAAGATCAAAGACTGGCTTTAAAATCCACTCTGTAACAGATTCTACAGGAGTAGATGCAGATAGAACCGTTCATGATCTAGGGATCAAAGACACAAGAAGATACTACTTAGAGGAGTATTTTAAACAACGACCAATTCTTAATGCTGACCTAGACGCAGCGTCTACAGTAGAAGTAGCAAGAGCAGGAAGTAAAGATTTTGAAGTATTAGGAACGAATATGACTTCAGCGTTATGTACTTTCCCTACTACGGTTGCAGGTATTACAATGACAACCGCAGGAGCAGACGCGGATCAGGGAATTCTTGTTCCAACTTTGGATACTGCCGGAACCAAGATGGAGCAATCAGCTTGGTCTGGTGTAAATTGGGGTACTGAAAACCAAGTGCACTGGGAAACGTCTATTAGAACAAGTTCTGCGATTGACAACCAGAAAATCTGGGCGGGATTGAAATTGACTAGTGACCAGCTTCCTGAAACGGATGCGAATCAGGCTTATTTCTATTTCGCTACTGATGAAACTGTTGGGCAGGTGTTGTCAACTTATACACCGTTATATTTCATTTATTCTATAGCTGGTGCTGATTATCTAACTAATTTAGGTATCACAGTAGAGGCTGACACAAACTATCATTTGAAAATTGTATTTGATAGTAACAGAAAAATGTCTGTCTTTGTAAACGGAGAACAGTATGGCTTGGCTACTACTGCTACAACTACGTTTGATGGAACAACTTCAGTTACCGGTACAACGCAGGCTACGATTGATAATCGTATTCAAAAGTCAGCGGCTATGACCGACGATATTAATTTAATTCCATATATTGGAATTGAAGCAGGCGATGGTGCAGCGGCAGCTTTGGATGTTCAATACGAAGCAATAAGTAGATTGATCTTCGAATAAAATAAACTTTAACGGAGCGGGGACGAAAGTCCCCTCTCTCCAATAGGAGGAAAAAATGGCAGATGCCGTAACAAGTCAAACTTTAGCTGATGGCGATAGAATCGCTGTCGTAAAATTCACAAACATATCGGATGGAACTGGAGAAAGTTCAGTTGAAAAAGTAGATATATCTGCTTTAGCGGCAAGCAATGCCGGATTAACTCCCGCACTTGCCACTATTGAACAAATTTGGTACGATGTTGGAGGCATGCGTGTAGCTTTGGAATGGAATGCGACAACAAATGTTGTAGCAGCAGTCGTAGGCGGAAGCGCAGCGGCAGGAAATGTTTCAGGGCATATGGATTTTAGGTCATTCGGTGGTATTAAAAATACATTAGCATCTGGATATGATGGTGACATTGATTTAACAACAAGTGGTCACACCAATTTAGATCATTACACGATTGTATTGCAATTAAGAAAATCGTATTAAGAGGTTTAAATGGCTTATTCAGGCACTCAAACCTTTAATCTCTCAATAGATGAAATTATAGAGGAAGCACTAGAGCGTTGCCAACTGGAAGCGCGAAGTGGCTATGATTTAAAGACAGCAAAACGATCCCTCAATCTTATGTTTTCGGAATGGGCGAACCGTGGATTAAATCTATGGACCGTTGCCTATGCTACGCAGACATTGACAGCTGGAACAAACTTTTACGGGGTTGACCAAAAGGTCGTGGACATTCTGGACGCTACAATTACAACAACAACTGATGCAACTGCAAATTTGGAAGGTGATAGTAGCACTACTGATGTTTCTGTTGCTAGAATTTCACGCGAAGAATTCATGAATCTTACCAGAAAGGAGAAATCATCAACTGGGGATGCAAGACCTACACAATGGGCCCTAATTCCTGGAACGGTTACAACTGGTGGTGCTACCACTAGCGGTCGACCGCAGTATGATATGACTCTTTTCCTGTATCCAAGCCCGGATAAGGCCTATATTTTCAAATATTTCTATATTGGAAGAATACAGGATGCCGGTGATTATGTTAATAATGCCGATGTCCCTTTCTATTTTCTTCCGTGTTTGACTGCGGGGTTGGCTTACTATATAAGCTTAAAGAGGGCACCAATGCTAAGTGCAAACTTAAAAGCGGTGTATGACGAGGAATTTAAGCGTGCTGCTGAAAATGACCGTGAACGAACGTCGTTCAGGGTTGAACCGGCACAAGCCTATATACCATAGGAGGTAATATGGCAATTTGTGAAAAATGTGGTCATGAGTGCCATTGTAGCGACAGCGGTTCTTGCTGTGGCGGACAATGTGAATGCAAAGACTGCAATTGTAAAAAGGAGGAAAAATATGAAGAATGCTTTTATTCGATTTCCATTTTTAATACTGTTTATTATATCATGCGCTAAACCAGTGCGCCAAGTTCCTAAAGAACTTATTGCACCCGTTCTGCCGGTAACAGACACCTACCATGGAACGGAAATCATTGATAATTATCGTTATATGGAAAACATTAAATCAGATAAGGTTCTGGATTGGATACGTTCACAGGCTTCCTACGCATCAGAAGTATTAAACAGCCTTGATCACAAGGACTATTTTTATAGCCGACTTGAGGAAGTTGATAAGGGGAAACCGTTCAATATATATGAATTATGGCGAATGAAAGATGGCAGAGTGTTTTATATTAAAAGAAAAAGCGATGAGAACCAGGGGAAATTATATTACCGGGATAGTTGGTCTGGTTCGGAGAAACTACTGCTGGATCCGGAGGCAATGTCTGTTGGAAAGGAACAACACTATTCGCTTGAATTTTACAGACCATCACCTGAAGGTAAATATGTTGTCTATGGTTTGGCTGAGGGCGGCTCTGAAGAAACAATAATTCATGTTCTTGATATGAAGACCGGCCAGGAAACGGGTGATATAATTGATCGAATTGAAACTGCATATAATATCCCCCAGTGGTGGAGCGAAGACGGATTTTTTTATTGTAGACGACAACTGCTTGCGCCTGGAACAGCAGAAACAGAGATCTACAAAAATACAGTCACCCGTTATCATCGTCTGGGAGATGAGCCTGAAAATGACCAGGTGGTTTTTGGCCGCGGTGTTTCTTCGAGCGCAACTATGTTGGATGTTGATTTTCCCAGTATCAATGTGGATGATACCGGTGACTATATCATTGGCAAGATAAAGCACGGTGATTCTGGTGAGATCACTATTTATGCAGTAGGCCGTGAACAGATTTTTGATAAAGATGTGCCCTGGAAACTAGTCTGTGATGTGCCGGATTCTGTAGTTGCTTACACATGGTTTGATGAGCATATATATCTTTTTAGCGCCCGAAATGCACCCCGCTACAAAGTAATTAGAACATCACTAAAAAACCCTGATTTTAATAGCGCTGAAGTTGTTTTTCCTCCTTCTGAGTTTGTTTACCGTTATGCCAATAGAACTAAAGACAGGTTGTATTTTTCTGCGCTGGATGGTGGTTACAACCGTCTAATTGAGTATGATCCAGTTACCGGGAACTCACAGCAGTTACCTCTTCCCAGTACTGAATCTGCTTATATTTTTTCATCCAGTCATCATCTTATAGGTATTTATATTGCATCTAATTCTTGGACACGTGCAGGAAAAGATCAGATGTATAACCATCTTACCGGAACTCTGGAAGAGTTAGACCTTGAGCCTTCAGGTGAATTTGATAATCCCGGCTGGATCACATCCGAGAGGATTTTAGTTAAAAGCCATGATGGTGTAGAAGTCCCTTTATCTCTTATTTACCGTAAGGGTTTGAAGCTTGATGGCAAAAACCCCACTTTGTTATCCGGTTATGGTTCCTACGGCTCTGTAAGTGGTGTGGGTTACTATACAGCTAGGCTTCCCTGGCTCGAGAAAGGAGGTGTTTATGCTATTGCCCACGTTCGAGGTGGTGGAGAGTTTGGTAAAGAGTGGCACCTGGCAGGGCGTATGCAGAATAAGCCAAACACATGGAAAGATTTTATTGCTTGCGCCGAATATCTGATCAAAGAAAAATATACTTCTCAGGCTTATCTAGGAGGCCAAGGCGGAAGCGCAGGTGGAATTACGATTGGTCGGGCGATTACAGAACGACCAGACTTGTTTCAAGTAGCGATTATTAATGTGGGTGACTTGGATATGCTACGGATAGAAACGACTACTAATGGTGTGCCCAATATCAAAGAATTTGGCACGGTGAAGGACGGAGATGGATTTAAAGGTCTCTTGGCTATGAGTTCTCTACATCATGTTCAGGACGGAGTTGATTATCCAGCAGTCCTCTTAACACATGGGATCAATGATCCAAGGGTAGCGCCTTGGACTTCGGCAAAAATGACTGCTCGATTACAGGCAGCAACATCTGGTGTACGACCAATCCTGTTCAGGGTGGATTTTGGTGCTGGCCATGGTATTGGCTCCACCAAAAGCCAACGCTTTGATCAGATGGCTGATCAGATGGCTTTTTTATTTTGGCAGTTTGGCTTGTAAATAGTAAGCAAAGTGCTGGCTATAAATCAGTCCTATGGAATACTAACAAGAATGAAAGTCAACTGGTCAGTACAGGATTATATTTATATTCGATAGAAGCAGGTGAGTTAAGGCAGACTAAGAAGATGGTACTGCTGAAATAAAAATTATATGAAGTAAATAATACATGATTTTCCACCAAGGCTCTTCAATTTTCCACTCGTAATCTATATGGCCTATCTCATCCCTATCGCAATCATATTATTTTTAATCTTTGCGATTTATGCCATTGTTACAGATGAAACAAAATCGGGTGGTGGCGGGACAGTGACCGGCAATGTGCTTTTGGAACAATTTGACAATGAAGATAAGAAAAAAGCCAAAGCAGAAATACGATACCAGGTAGAAGTAAAAAATGAAAAGGAAGACCAAGAGGAAGGAGGACCACCTTCCCAATCCTAATCAATATCAAACTCCGCCCAGTAGCAGGGTTTTTTATTTGGGAGATGATCAACAGTCGTCATAAACTTTTCCCGAATCATGAACCGCTTTATGCTGACAAAATCTTACTATCTCATTCTTTTCTATCTGGAGCTGGGGTTTGCCCAGGAGTATATGGCGGTTGGTGCCAATACACTGTTTGACTCTGAATTACATTGATTTTTTTAATGCTATGACCTATGGCACCCATGGTAACTGGTCAAGCCATTCAGGGCATCTTGCGCCTCTTTATTCTTCTCCGCCTAGTGATCTCGATGGATCCTGTCATGCCAGTATGAATTATCTATACAATACCAGAGGTATACCAAAAAACAAACTAAATATGGGAATGCCATTTTGGGGTGTTAAATGGGAATCATCCAATATCAATGAACCTTTTACAGGAAGCACGGTTGATATCATGTATTATGATATACCTGAATTAATTGGAAACGGTTGGACTTACTACTGGGATGAAGATGCACTATGCCCATACCTTATCAAAGATGATGGTACCAGAGTAATCACCTATGAAAATCAACAATCAAAAAACTCATTTA